AGGGTTTAAATAATGTCATATGGGCAGCCGCATTGAGAACAGAATACGAAATATTTATGTAATGTCTTGTGGTTTTCTTTGATTTTTGCTGCAATAAAAAAGTTAGAAGTTTTATTCTTTCTGTTGATGGTAGATAGTGCAGATTTAGTCCAATAAAAGAGTCAGACTCGACGCCAAAAGGGATAACTAACGGGAATTTATCCCAATAAGGGAGAACATCTTTATATTTTGGATTATACTTAAAACAGAACAATCCACCAATAAATGGATCTTTAACAGGGTTGAACGCATTATACCTGAAGTCTGATGCTGCTTTTCTTAACTCTTTGTAGAACCACATCAATCCTTTCTTACTTGCTTCTGATCTTGGCAGTCTTGCCATGTCTTACTCTCCTTTGCAATCACTTAATTCCAAGTGAAAATTCATCTAATAACACGAACTCAAATCCGGATTCGAGAGGCGTATTCTTTTGCGGCAGTCCATTTGTCTTGATTCCTCCTCCATGTTATGGTTTCTTCTTTTAAAGTCTTATGTTTTTTACTTCTTGGTGGAAGAATTTGCGATCTTGGTTTAATTTCAATCAGAAGTCTTTTATCTTCCCCGTCGCTCCCTTTTACTAGAACCCAAAAATCCGGATAATACCTTCTTATCCTCCCATCAACCGCACTAAAATATGGGATGGCCTTTATTTCAGACCCCCATTTAAGCACCGCCGGGTTAGAATCAAGCCAAATAGCAAATTTTATTTCCCAGCTACTTCTCATAATAATGCTATTAACATTCCCGACATATTTTTGTGGGTTTCTTGGATGAAACCCAACAGGTTCTGGGTATTTTTTCATTATAACTCCTTTATAAGTATAATAGTATTTATTCCAGTTTGAGGAGCTTATAGGATGTCTGAGATATATTACCCAGAACTTTTAACCAACACAGAAGCCTTTCCGGCAAATATTATGTTTACGTTCTTTGAACGCACCAGCACAAAATCATCTTCCGCACAGGATATTGTACATCTTTACATGCCAGAAAACTTTGGACAGCCGAGTACGGTATCTTGGGACAACTCATTTAGTGGTGGGCAAGCTGTTTTGGGTGCCGTTTCTGGAGCTAAAGAAGCCGTATCTGATATAATAACTAAGATGGGCGGCGGCGGGCTTACGAATTGGATGTCTACCATCGCTGGTGCGGTTGGCAAATATACATCGCCGGCATCCGATCTTACTCAACTCAAAGCAGGAATGACACTAAATCCCTATCTCACACAATTATTTAGAAATGTAGATCTAAGAAATTTTCAATTCACCTTTCGTCTAACACCTTTTTCCGAGAGAGACTGCGATACTATTTTAGAGATCATAAAAATCTTTCGACGATGGTCGTTGCCATCTGGGCCTGCCGGAGGCGCGAGTTCCATCTATATGAATTACCCTGGGGAGGTGGAAATTCAATACCAATGGCAGGGAGGAGAAAATGTTTATCTTCATCGTTTTAAACGATCAGTCATCACAGAATTAACTATAGACTATACTGGTGCCGGAATGTGGACGATGCTCCGCAACGGGTTTCCAACTGAAACTGTTATTACTATGACATTAGGTGAAATTGAAATTGTCGTTCGTGAAGATGTTGATAACGGATTTTAAGGAGCAATAATATGGCATTCTTTTTTAAAAAGTTTCCCAAAACATCGTATTCGTTTATAAATGACCCTAAGACATCGAAAACCGTTACGAATATTTTAACCGCGTTCTTCCTTAGGAAAATTGGTTTTAATAGAATCCTAATGTATGAGAATTATGTGGTTAAAGATACAGAAACACCAGAGATTCTGAGTGAAAGATTTTATAAGTCACCACTCCATTATTGGGCACTCCTTATTATAAATGATATAGTAGATCCATTTTCTGAATGGGCAATGACTTCTGATGTTTTAGAACAATTTACCGCAAAGAAGTATAAAGAAAAAAGAAAATTGAAAAGAGTCGATGGGTCGTATTACGAGATTCCTTTAAGTGATGGCACTGGTGGCATTCATCACTTTATAAACATTAAAACTGGTAGACAATGTGATGAGTTTGAAGATGCCTTTTATCGTGAGGTTTATGCTATAAACCCGGTGAATATCGGCAATAATATCATACCAGTTTCCAACATAGAATACGAGAGTGAAGAGAACCTTAAAAAGAGACAGATTTTCTTAATCAATCGTGGGCAAATTGCATCTTTTGAAGAAGATTTTAGAAAAATGTTATCTGGGAGTTTAGGTGCATGAGAGTTGAACATTCTGGGTTTCATGGTGATATTAAAAATATTTCTCTTACTTGTGATGGTAAGGATATAACGACCTTTTTCTCATCTATATCTATATATCAAGATATATTTACGCCATGTTGGACCGCACTCATTACTATAGAAGATTCGGCTAACATTATAATGACAGTTCCAATTCGCCCCGGCAGTTCTATCGAAATATCTGTAGAAACCAGCACAGAAAGTATTTTTGATGGGCAAAAGACCTATCAGTTTATACTGTATAAGGTTGGTGACAAGATTTTTAAAGGACAGATGCACTATCAGTACGTTCTTTTTTGTGCTTCTAGAGGATTTCTTACCAACCAATCAGTAAGAATTCAGAAAACATATTCGAATATGAAACCCGAAGATGCTGTTTCAAATGTTTGTAGTGAGTTCTTAGGTGGATCATTGAGTAAGAGTGATACCAGCGATGTCAATTATCACGTAATCGTTCCCAATTGGTCTCCTTTTGTCGCTGGTTGGTGGTTCGCTAAACTTGCTCTCAAAAATAATGCCAGTGACTTTATCTTTTTTATGAACGACTTCGATCAATATTCCTTTAGAAGTATTGAAGAGCTGTATAAAAATGAAAATAGTGGTGTAACATTCAAGCAGAAACCAGCAAATTATAGAGAAGGTGGTGATTTTGTAGATGACTACAGTATAATGATTACGAAATATCACACTTTTCACTATGATGGAATGGGTAACTTAGCAACAGGTTATTATAAGACGAAATTGCTATCCTATGATGTTATTAACAAGAAGTGGGAAAGTAAGACATTTAGTTTTGGTGATGATATTCAAGAAGATAAAGAGAAAAAGCCGTGGGATATTTTTGACCAAGCAGAAACTGCAAATATTTCTTTTCTACCTAAGCATCCGGGTCTCCATAGCAATCCCACCATAGATGATCAAGTTACCAATTGGCATGTTAGTAGAAAATCAAACTTAATGAAGCTAGAACAAGATAAGTTACAGATACAATTGCCAGGCGGCGCCAAGGTGTGGGAGTATCTTGGCAAGAATTGTGAGGTTGAGTTACCAAGTCATCAGGATCAGGTAGAAGAAGACCTCTATGACAAATACTTCAAAGGGCGCTATCTAATATCACATATCTGTCACATTCTCACACAAGATTTCTATACTCTTAATATGGAATTGTTGAAGAAGAGACATACCGAAAAAATGACATCAAGTGGAGAACAGTAATATGCCAATAGAAACTATTATAGATTTTAATAAAGAAAGAGCTAAACCGATTACAGAAACGGAAGAATATAAGAAGAGACAAGAAACCTGGCAAAAGATTATTAAAGAAAATGGTCTTCAAGGGTTTTTCAATCAGAGTAGATCTTACCCACCTACTGGGATTGTATTAGATTACGATGTTGATGAAATTAAGAATAGAGGAGTATAAAAATGTCTCTGATAAATCATCCCCTAAACAGTCGGTGCGTTTTCTATGGGACAGTTCGTCTGGTGGTTACGGAGTCGTGGAGGACAGGCATGATCCTGAGAAACTTGGGAGATTGAAGGTAAGACTGTATGGCTACCACACTGAAGATAAAGAAAAGATTAAGACTGAAGACTTGTTCTGGGCAGCCGTTATGTCTCCCATTCAGTCATCGTCTTTTGGTGGAGTAGGAGTTAGTCCTACAGGTATTCTAGAAGGGACAACGGTATTTGGTTTCGCTCTTGATGGGCACAATATGCAAAATCCAGTCATTATTGGAACTCTGTATGGGAAACCAGAAAAAGCAAAACCAGATAAAGGGTTTAATGATCCGAAAGGTGTATATACTCGCTATGATGCTGGTGAGCAGGATACTAATCGCCTGGCAAGAAATGAAAAGATTAACAGAACTCCGGTTCAATGGAGACGAGATAGGGTAGACACTGCGTCAAAAGCTTTTGGGGGTCAATGGAACGAACCACCTACACCGTATGCTGCTCAGTATCCATATAATCATGTTAGAGAAACCGAACCGCTTCCTCATGTCGATGTCAGTGATAAAAACCCACCCGATAATTGTGGGCACTTTGAGGAATTTGACGACACTCCAGGAGCAGAACGATATTACCTACAACACAAGAAAGGAACATTCACTGAGATCCATCCTAATGGTTTAGAAGTTCATAGGGTTCTACATGAGCGACATGTGATTATTGAGAAAGATGAACATCTCCATGTATGGGGGAATGGCATGTGTACTATTGATGGCGACAACCATCTCTTAATTAAAGGCAATTCGTATATTGAGGTATACGGAAACTGTAAGGAGTATATTCATGGTAACTATGAATTGCATGTTGGAGGATGGTATCATGTTCAGGTTGATGGGCATCATTATGACAACTCAGATGTTCATAGGAAGATAACTGCTCCGAGGATAGATCTGAATCCATGATTTAATTCCTAACAATTAGACTTCAACCCTTAACGATATAAATAGTAGTATCAAAACAGCAATGGAGATACTACTATGAAAACACCGTATACATATTTGATTGGTTGGAAAAATTTGAATAAATGGTATTATGGAGTAAGATTTGCTAAAAATTGTCACCCTGATGAATTTTGGGTTTCATATCATACGAGCTCTAAAGATGTTAAGGTCTTAAGAGAGCAGTTTGGAGAGCCGAATGTTATAGAGATAAGAAGGGTTTTTGAGTCTCGACCAAATACATATACGAGTGATGATGCAAGATTATGGGAACATAAGGTCTTAAGAAGAACTGAAGCTGTTAGAAAAAAAGAATGGGTTAATAGAGGAAATGGTGGAGTTGAGTTTAATACCGAAGGGAAGATAAACAGAACAACATTTAAAGCAGGAATAGAACATCCTTTCTATGGTAAACCTGCATGGAATAAAGGGAAACATTCACTTCCAGAAAAAGAAAGACAGAGACGATCAGAGAGGTATAAAGGCGAAGGTAATCCTAACTTCGGCAGAAAGCATTCAGAAGAAACGAAAAGGAAAGTGAGTGAGATGAGAAAGAGAGTCGGAGGAACTCATCTCACTCCCCATTCAGAAGAATCTAAAGAGAAGATAAAGCAAAATACAAAAGAGCGGAATGAATATGGTTTGTTCTTGTTTGATATGTAAAAAAGAAATTACATTGTACACCTTAAGACGATACCACAAACATTTAAATAATTAACGATATAAATAGTGGATAAAACTTTAAAAAGGGAACGGTATGATAATCAAAACATTTCAACAGTTTATAAATGAGAAATGGGTTTTAGACGTTAGTTCGTTCTCAAGCGAAGCGACGCCAGTCTATGAGAACCCGTCTTCCTCTGACCTTGTTGCCTATGCCAAAATCTTCAAAACGAGGTTTAGACTCATTGCCATTAAGAAGACCCGTAAATTATTCATATGGGACGCTACGGCAGTTCTACATCTGCCTATGATACAGCGTTTGAAGGCTGAAAAGATGATTCCATCTGATGTAGATTATGAGTCGCCCAAGACAGTATTTTGTGGAGAGTGTTCACAAGCCAGAAGCGGATTACGATATAAATTTTTCACCTGCTTTTCACTATGCGAAAAAGGGACTAGCTATTACTAAGGGAGTATTACCTAAGGGATTCAATTCTCCGGAAACTTTTGTGCAAGAGTTAGAGCAGATGTGCAAGGATTATGCCTTTGTTGATAAATATATTGAATCTTTCACAAAGAATTTTCCACCTAGTGAGATACTTACTTATCTTTTAGACTAAAAGGAACTTGTATGAAGAATAAATTAAATTTGACCTTTGATGAGTATCTACAATGGTGCTCTTCGGATAAAATGGAAGAGGGGATTGTTGACAAATATTCAGAATATGCTGGAAAACAAGTCATTAAAAAATTAACTCTAAATCAGTTAATGCAAGGAAAAAAATTGCAGACGCATGTGGATAGATACCACTTTCACAAAGGAATTACGAATGACCCGACGGTGGGCGATGTTTTAAGATACAGAAGTGCAAGAAAGATGGAAGCCCACGCTCAAAAAATTAAAGATATAATCGACCTAGAACCAGAACATTGGAGTTAAATAACATGCTTACAGCAGAATAAAATGATCCTATTTAACGAATTCATTCTATTAGAAAGCTTTGATTCATTAGAACCGATTCCGGTTGCCTTTGGTAGTGATGTTGATTTTTTTGGTGGTGGGGATTCTTATACAGATAAGAAATTTGAATCTGTTGGGAATAATTTATATCGTACTGTCTTTAAATCAGACAATGTTTGGGTTCAGGTGATGTTCGACAGGAATCATAATGAACTTCTCTTTATGACCAGTGACTCTGATGACATAACAACGTTTGATACCAACAAGAGAAATATCACTGGTGATATCAAAACCATATTCGGAAATTTATTATACATCATTCCTTTTTTAATAAGACAACTAAGACCTCAAACAATCATGCTGGCATCAAAAGTCCACACTAAGAAAATATATGATTATCTGTATGCAAGAAAGGCGTTGAGTAAGATTGGACTTGAGAATCTCTCAAAGAAAGATACCGGAACAGAATCACAATATACATTTAAGGTTACATAACATGATAT